TGTTATAGAGCTGCGTCACTCGGATGACTCCAGGGTCGCCATCCACCGTCGGGAACTCATTGGTCAGGAGAACCTTGTTGACGAAGGTCTCGCCCATCATCCCCTGAAAATCGACTAACACCGCACGGGCCGCCGCGGCCAGGCCCCACGCATCCTGCCCTGTCATCGCGAAGGAATCCAGCTGAAAGTCCGCGCTGACCAGCTTGGAGGTGCGGCAAAAGGTCGGCTGGCGAACCGTGGAGGTACGCTGCGCGAGGAGCGCGGGCAGCTCGGAATTGGGCTCGCGAAGTAGGCCGAATAGCCGATCGGCAATAAGATCGGTGAGCGATACCTGCTCCAACAAAAAAGACTGCAAACCGGCCTCGAAGATCATTTGGTGGCCGCCGCCTTGAGCACATCGGCTTGCAGGCTGTCTCGCAGGGCCCGCTCTGCATCATCGCGGGCGGAGAGCAGCGCATTTCGCAAGGTCGGCTGGGCTTTCTGGAATCGGGTACCCAACTCCACGAACTGCAACACGTAGAAGGCGGCCTTTCGCACGCTGAGCAGGCCGCTCGCAATATTCTTCTGGGCATTGATGGTCGCGATCACGCGGATATTTTCTTTGGCGAAACCGGGCGTGACGATGAGGCCCTTGATGCCGGCCTTTTTCAGTTTCTTGTTGAGCGCGATGCGGTGAACGTCTTTGCCGACCGGGATGGTTTGTTCCCACACATCGCGCGCCTTGTTGATGCCGGCGCGCACGCACCGTTTGAGTGCCTTGCCATCGTCGAATTTCTGCAACGCGATGAGCTGGCGGGTCAGCTGCGCAACACCCTCGAGGGTCGGCGTGCCCATCAGCTCGTGGCTCCTGTACGAAACCCCGCCGCATCGCGCAATGCGCAGGTGAGCACCATATCGACGCGCAGGAGCGGATCGCGCACGGCCCCCAAAATATCGTAATACTCGAACACGGGTCCCGAGAGCCCGGGGTTCGTGCAATAGACCAGGCGGAATTGCGACGGGCCGGCGCCCGACATTTCGGGTCGATAACGAATCCGGATGCGGGTGGAGATGGTGCGCTCCACGGCCTGCGCCACCACGTTCTCGTAGGGCTTCCAATCATCGATCTCAAATCGAACGTTCTCGGCGAACAGCGTATAGGCCACCGAGGGTGTGCCGGTCGCATCCTTGCCGGTCACGCGTTTTTCAATGTTGCCGATCTGGCGAAGCGCGCCTGATTGCAGCTGGCGGACTTTCGCCCTACCGGCCATAGTCTTCCCCGCCGGCGTCGGCCGCCTCGACGCGCGCGGGGTTCATACTTGTGGCGGCCGGATGCTTCGCTGCTATTACGGGACTTAGAGGGGAGCCTCTCTCGGCAGATCCTCGTGGATCATTCCGCTGGCCGATACCCGAACCCCGTTGCCCTACGGTGTAATTCAAATTGACGCGCGCGAGGCGCATCGCCCGACGCTTCGCAATCATGTTCGCCTCGTGCGCTTCCAATCGAGCGCGGATCGCGGCAGGCAGATGCGAGCGGATCTTCGCGCACGTGCCGCAGCTCATACACCCATCCCAATGCGGTAGGGCGAGAGCATCTGCTGAGCGGTGTCCTCGAGCAGCTGCCAATTGTCGGTATTGCGGTCGAACAATTGCTCGATCTTGAGAAGGATCGCTGCCTTGATATCGCTGCGCGTCGGATCGGAATCGTCCTGGGAGATCGGGTTCGCCTTCCAGTGCGCCCGCCATTGATCCTCGGTCCATCCGGCGGTATCGCCTAAGCCGCCGATCGAGAAGGGTTGCTCGCCGGGCGGAATCCATGGGCCGCGATGCGAGGGCGAGTCCTTCGGGCTCGGCGCAGGCACGCCGGAATCTGCGGGCGGCGAGTCCAGCTCCATGAGCTGCCCGATCGAGCGCTGGGTGTAATTCTCGGCCCAGCTCACCGCGGCGCGGATCAGCAAATTGATGCGGTTATCGTGAATGGTGAGCCCGTCGTCGATCGACAGCTGCTCCTTGGCCTCGGTCAAACTGATGAAGGTCTGCGGGCTGTCGCTCATCGATAATGCTCAGCGATCCATTTGTGTTTGCGCTGCATGTGCGGGTCCCAGGGGTCGCAGTGGCCATGGAAAATCACCAGACGCGCGGTCGGCGGGAGAATACCACCATGTGGCAGAATTTGATTGCGGTAGCTGTAGACCCCATCGGCTTTCGTGAACTTCGCCTCATTTGGCCCGAGGCATGAGCCGATCCATGCCTGGTCGCTGCCGATATATTTATTCTTGAGGCCGAGCACCGGCGAGGTCATCGGATCAAACTTCTCCCAGAGCTGCGGCCGCGCACCGGCCTTGTGATAGATCAGCGATCCGTTATAGGGAGTGCCTCGCGCGGTATCTCCGTACATTTTAAAGTCGACGGAGATCTCGAAAAGTGGCGTGATCTCCTTGCAGATAACCACATCCAAATCGATCGAACAGATTCGGGGTCCGAACATCGCGCCAGCTCCGCGAGCGAACATTTTAAGACGCCGGTAACAGCTCGGGTTGCCTTTGCCGTGTGGGCTTGGGACGGTTGCATAGTCGCTCCACAGTTTGATGACGCGAACCTCGCGCCGGATATCGGTCGCATCGTCCGTGACGCAGACCAGCTCGAAGGGCTTGAGGTAATGGCGCTTCAACATCGAATATAAAACGTTCACCGTGTCCGGCGCGAATTTCGAGCGGTAGCCCATCGGCGGCTTCCATTTGAAACAGACGAAGGTGATCGGCACATGCGCGCCATTGATCGGCTTCTCGCTCACGGGTAGATCCGCCGATAGGGGAAGGACAGATTCAGCGGCCGCCAATTTGGATCGAGCGCGCGCTGCGCTTTGATCCGCGCGATGGCGCCCACATCCTCCGGAGCGCCCTTGCGAACATACGTCGTCGTCGACGCGTCGGCGATCGTGGATCGCGGCACGCGGATGATCACCTCGTTCAGCATCTCCGGTTCGCCGGCCTCGCGCGTCAGCCGATCGCGAAACTCCGCATCGGTGCCATAGTGGCCGGCGAAGCGTTCATCGTAGCCGCCGATCCGCTCGTACAGACCACGCTCGAGGAGCCAGGAATTCGGATGCGGCTTGTACGCCGTGCGGTGCTCCTTCTTCGCGCCGATCGCAAACGACTCCAAGGTCTCGCGCGAGAACCGATAGGCATGTTTTTTTTGCAGCTTCCGATCGAGGATCGCCTGAAAGGTCTTGGCGGGCACCAGGTGATCCATGTCGGTGAGGAGCAGCCAGCTCGCCTCGGCCTCATGGGCGGCGATGTTGCGGGCGGCATCCTGATTCCAGCGAATGTCGATGCCGATCTTGAAAATGCTCAGAGGACAGCCGATATCGGCCCCCTGAGCGTCGCCGTCTGGCGATCCATCATCGACGATGATTACCTCGAGTTCCTCCCGAATGGCCGCTGGAAGCCGTCCCAGGCGGCTCAGCTGCTCTTTGAGCATGCCGGCGTTCATGTAATACGGCAGGCATAGAGCCAGGCGGCGACGCCTCACCGGGATGTTCCACGGGAAACAATCGAGGATAAGTCCCTGATCATGAGGAAATTTTCTCCATTTGGGCCGGGGTGATGGTGACGAAAGGCAGGCGCGGCACGCCGGGGTTCACCAGGCGCGTCTCAATCCCGGCCTGGGCCAGCTGGCGGGCGGCCGTACGGAACTGCCCTGCCCAGCTTGATAGCTTCCCCTGCTTGCTGCCGCCGCCGTTCTTCCAGGGATAGTCGGGGAACCAATGCCGCTCGCCCTTCGGTCCCAACTGCATATCGAAGCCGATCAGGTAGAGGCGCTGCGGGCGCATCGAGTAGGCGAGATTCAGCGCGCAGAACCCTGAGTGTGTGCCGTTCAAAATTCCAGGCCGATCGCTCAGCGTGGTCGACTCGTGATCGCATTCGAACGGGGTGACACATTGCGCCTCCTCCCACTTCACGTTGCGCAGGGTGGATCGACGAAGCCACAGCGGCTTGCCGAACTGACTCACCTGCGCGAACCGATTCTCGGCCCACATCCGATCCATCGAGACCACGAGGTCAATGCGCGGCGCGAAGATTGCCGCATCGTTCACGGCTATGATGATGCCGGGCAGCTTCGCTAGGTTCGACCGCGTGGCCGACCAGCCGCCGGCGATGATGCTGATGACGGTCATGGCAGATCGAAGAGGTGCGTTTCAAATTTCACGCCGTAGTGGAGCACCGCGACGTGGCGGAAGGTGCCCGTCATCTGGCGCATCCATTCGTAGCTTCGCATCGGCGCCCTGTCTCGGTGGCGCATATCGACGATGATCCGAGCGCCAGGCGCGCAGTGCCGGTGCACGAAGTCGATATACCGCGAGGGCTCGATGTGGAAGCACCACGATTTAAAACTCACCACAAGATCGTAGAAGGAGGGAGCGACCAGCGGCTTGCTGGCATCGATGCAGTGGATGTGACGCACGCCGTTAAGACTTAGAAAATTTCGCGCCACATCGAAATGATTGAAGGTCTCATCGTGGCTCTTGACCATCGGCGCGTCGGTCGCGCCATCGAGCAGCGAGACCTCGCACTGATCACCGAAGTGTCGGGTGAGCAGAATATTGATGCCGCCCAATCCGGAGCCCACATCGAGCACCGCGCCGCACGTCGCCGGCAGGTAGGGCTCGATGCAATCGAACTCGCCATAGACCGCATCGGTGTAGGCCTGCAACCAGCGTTCGTGGTGATCGGCGCGCATGTCCGAGATGGCGCCGCGCTGCATTTGCAGATAGGGCCACGCCTCGTTCGGGATCTTGATGCCGAGATCTCGATTGGCGCTCATGGCTTCTCGGCGATGAGCGCGATGCCTTTGCCGCTGACATAGGTCTCGCACGCATCGAGCTTCCAGCCGATCGTCATTAATTTCGAGATCCACCACTGCGGCTCGTGAAGCGACAGATGGGCGTTACGGCCGTCGGGGAGAACTGCCTTCGCCGGCTTCACATCGATCACCAGATAGGCGACCTTGCCGGTGATGCGCCAGAGATGATCCAGCACCGCATCGAGCTTCGCCGGCTCCACGTGCTCGAGGACATCGGTGCAGATCACCATCTCGCAGGGCTTCGGCATGGAGGCGCGTTCCGGGATGCCGGGATCATAGCCAGAGATCCGAAACTCCGCCTTCAAGGATTCAGCGAGCCGGTTCTCGCCGCAGCCATAATCGAGCACCGTGGCGGGCTTGTATTTCGACCAAAGCTCGCGCACCGCGGCTGTGTGCTTGCCGCCGTCGGCGCCCCAGCTGCGAGCTGAATGCAGGCGCACCAGCTGCGCGCGGTAGGCCGCACTGGTGAGGTCATCCAAGCCATATCGATAGGCGCCGGCGTGTCTCAAGAACATCCCAATATGACCAAGGTCGAGTGCGTGGATGCCTTTCTTCGAGAGGCGGTGAGCCAGCACGGTCGCCGTGGTGCCGAGGCACAGTAATACGCGCGCCGAGGTTTTTCCAATCTCTTCTTCGATTTGATCGATGACGGCATAGGCGTGCTGGCGCGGTCCGGCCACCTCGCGGATCGTGCGCGCTTCGCTCCCAATCATCTCCGAGGTGATGGATTTTTTGTCACCGACGACGAGAACGATGTCGGCGTCGCGCCACAGCCCCCGGACAGACTCCCAGTATGCCGGCGTGTCGATCCACGGGGCGTTGTCCGGTCTCGTAATGAAACTCGACCAATACGTTGCCTTTTTGGGATTCAGAAGGGAAGCGAACTTCGGCTCCGTGTAGCGGATCCAGCTCTCCTTGCGCGGCGCGCCCTCCGGTGCGTACGGGTTCGGCAGACCGACCATGCAATTCGAATTGTGCGATAACAGCACCTCGCGAAGTTCGGCGGCGAGCTTCGGCTCCGGACGCTGCGAGGTGCAGCCGCCGCCGACCGCGCACCGCCATTCGCCATCACCGAACCGCGCTATAGATTTGATCTGGCAGTTCGCGAGCGTTGCCGCCTCGCTCATGATCGAGGGATACGGTTTCATCGGGCAACTCCTGTTGAATGGTCGATCGGCGAAAGCAGGTGAGCGCGGTCGCGCGCGAGCAGTTAACCACGTCGACGCCTTTGGCTTTTAGATCCTTGGCGAGTTTGCCCATGGCGATGATCCAGCCGGAATAGCGGCCGCCGTTACCTAAGCCGCGTGGGTGATCGCCATGCCAGTGTGATTTGCCGCCGGTGCGCTGAAAGTCGAAGCCGAGAAGCAGGACCCGCTTGGCGCCGAACACATAGGCGAGGGAGAGCGCCTGGTAGCCTGAATTTCGGCCGGTGTGAATGTGATCCGCTTTGGGTGCGAGCCCTTCCCGGTCGGCGCCGAAGATCCAGCGCAGATGATATCGATCGCGGGCGGCGTTGCTCACCGTCCACATTTGACCGTGGAAGGATCGGGAGACCTCGGGGAAGTGATGATTCCACCAGGTCGGATCGCAGGCGTAGAGCACATCCGCCCAGGGCGCGAGCCTAAAGCTCGTGTTGACCGCGATTACTTTGCAGCGGTGCCGCGCGTGGTCGGCGTCTTTTTGGTTAGCCGACGGACCGCTCGCGATAATGCAGACGGTTGCACCGTCCCACTGACCTTGGGTCTTTCCGATTCGCTGGGCGGCGGGGTCGAAGGGACGGGATCGTCCGTTTTTTTTTCTGGCGCCGCGGGGAAGTGCTGCGTCCGATCGGGCTTGCGCTCCTCGGGCTCGTACACGGCCTTGCCGCCGATGCGCAGCTGCTGTGCATAGCCATCCTCGGCAGTGAAGACTTCACCGGTGCGGATGAATCCGTAGCGGCTCTGGAAGGTCACAATCGCTCGCATCTGCATCGTCTTGGCTCCCTCGCTCACCGTGCGGATTTTCATGATGCGCTCCGGGCGCACGACGGTGGGATCTATTTCTGCGCCCGTGAGATCGAAGTGCCGAATCATAGTCATCAGGCCCCCAAAAAGAAACGCCGGCGCGGACCGTACCTTCCGCGCCGGCGTTGGGTTCGCCTCACCCCTCGCAAAGAGAGGCGAGCCCATCACCTATCTCGATCAGCTGCTGTGGCCCGCCGGGAATGCGCCGAAGATAAACGCCTTCGGCCGGGACACGGCGAGCGCCAGGCGCTCCTCGCAGAGGATCGTGACCATGTTGCGGGTGAAGTTATCGTTGTCCTCATTGGACACCAATATCTGCGCCTGCTCGCGATCGAAGATCGTGGCGGCGAGCTTGAAGGCTCCCACCAGAAAATCCCCGGCCGCCATGGAGTAGCACTGCACCACGGGCACGCCCCAGAGCATTGCAGGCGTATTCGACGCCGGCGCCGCCAGGATGTACCGACCGAAGGTATCCTTCGTCAGCTCAAGCTCGTGCCAATCCGTGGGCGAGAGCACGATGCCCGTGGTCGGGTAGAACGCCAACTGCACCTGCAACATCGCGTGACGGATGATGTCGATCATCGTGTCGCCCGATTTGTCGTAGGCCGCGGAGCGCGCGGTCGCCTGCGGCACCAAGCCGTTCAGGTGATCGCCGATGCCGTCGCCGAACAGAATCTCCTGCTCCTCGGCGAGCTTAAGACCGAAGGTCAGGCGGCCGTTGATCAGCGTCGCCAGCTGCTTGAAGTCGGCGAGGATCTGCTTGGACGCGATGATCCAATGCGCGATCGTCTGCACCGGCACGCTCAAACGGCTATAGGTGATATCGGACTTGGGCTTCGTCGCGCCCTCCGATACCACGGCCGCCGCGTTGGTGAACACGTTCTCCGCCACCCACTCGATCAGATTCGTCTCGGTCGTACCCTGATCGAGTAGGTCTCGGACGGTCAACGGCTGAAAGGGCGGAATGACCGGCGTCGGCAGGAACTCGGGGAACGCGCCGGCGCCTCCGGAGGCGGAGCCGCTCGTGATGTTCTTCACCTGCACCGAGAGGTTGCGCTTGGCGCTCCACCCGGTTTTCATCGCGTCCTTAAACTCCTGCGACTCGATGAAGACCTCGCCGACCGACTTCGGCCGTGCGGCGCGGCCGCCGGTGATGCCGGTGATGAGCTTCTGCTCGAGGGCGAGGATTCGCTGATCCTGTTTCTCGCGCTCCTTGATCAGATCGGCGAAGAGCGGGCCGCCGGTCTTGTTGAGTTCGGCCACCGCCGTCTTGGTGCTCTCCTGAATCGCGCCGAAGGTTTTAATATCCTCCTGCGTTTTGGTGATGACGACGCTGACCTCTTTGAAGTGCTTTTGCAGCGCCTCTTCGATCTTCGCCATGATCTTCCCTTCGTCGGCGGCATCGGCCCTCGCCACCTGTCCGTCGTAGAGAAAGCCCTCGTTCGACAGCACCAGACTGGTGGCCATGTCGATCACGCCTCGCGTGATAATAAATCGGGATGCTCGGGTCATCGAAATTCTCCTAGGCAACTTTGATGTTGGAAATGAACGTCGCCAATCTCTCGATCGATTTCTCATCGAGCCCATCGCCAGCGTCCCGCTGTCTCAGGAATTCCACATAGCCGAGTTTGGCAATGTCCTCGGCCTGCTTTCGACTATAGCCGCCCGCGTCCCGCAGGAAGCTCTCGAATACTCGGATGGTCGGCGTCGCGCCGTCCGCCAAAATGCTTTTCACCTCGGTCACAATCGCCGAGGTGTTGGCGGGGAAGGTGACGATCGAGCATTCCCACAGATCAATCTCATTGAGATTGTTCACGTTGGTCTCGCCATCATACTTCTCGCCGCCGGCGGGCACGTTGTAACCGATCGATTGCCCACGGATGGCGTTCGCCTTCATCAGCGCATACGCCTCACGCGCCTGCTGCACATCATTGATCAGCAGCTGGCCCTCGGTATACAGGCCCTTCTCGTCCTCCTGCATCTTCGTGTAGGGGCCGATCGGCGAGCGGCTGTCGTGCTGCCAGAGAATCGGCGGCAACGTGCCTTTGGTTTTCCAGGCGTCCAACGTTTTTTGAAACGCGCCCGGCCGCACCACGTCGCGGTAGGAGTCGGCATTGTTGAAGACCGAGCCGTAGCCGGCGAACTGGCCGTCCTTTTCGAACGTCTTGATCTCGAAGGCGAATTGCAGGCGCTTCAATTTCATACGATGTACTCCAAGATCTTCCTCGGTGGCGGCGGGTTCTCGCTCGATCGTTCCAATGCGCCAATGCGCGCCTCGAGTTCGATCAGTTTGGGCTTGCCGCCCGGCGCCGGCGGCGGCTGGCCGGGAAGCTGAGTCGGCTGGCCGCCCATCTCGCCCAGCTTATCGATCGGGATCAGATTCGACTGCACGGTGAGCACATCGCCACCGTCCATCGGCGGCAGATCCTCGCGGGCCCGCATCTCGTTTCGAGTCATGATCCCATTTTGGCCGAAGGTCGAGTAGAGAGCGGCCCGCGCCGCGGAGTCTGCACCCATCAGATCGTCGGTGTCGATGGTCGTGTACAGGATCGAGCGATCCTTCGGTTGGATCAGCGACCGATTGCACGTCTGCTCGATGCGCCGCACGTAGGGCCGCAGGTTCAGTGATAGCCACCCGAGTAGGAGCTGCTCGATACCGGAACCCCAGGCCGTGACACCCGAGGCGGCATGCCCGATCAATACAGGCAAAACGCCGAACCACCGGCAGACATCTTCCACCGCGAACTGGCGCGATGCGAGCAGCTGAACATCCTGCGGGTTCATGGTCAGGGGCTTGAAACTCATGCCTCCTTCCAACGTCATGAAGCCCGCTGAGCGCGGGCCGCCCGTCGTGAACGCTTTGAGCGATTCCTGAAACTGGTCGCGGTTCTCTTTTTTGAGCCACTTCTCGCTCGTGATGAAGCCGCCGGACCGAAGCCCATTGCGGAACACATCGGAGGTGGCCTCCTCGGCCGCCACCGCGATGCCGAGCGAGTTTCGCGCGTACTGGATCGGCGAGAGGCCGACCAGGCCGTCCATAGTCTTGCCCTTGAGGTGGAAGATCACCTCCGAGCCAAAGTCAATCGACTCGATCGGCGAATAGTAGCGATACCGAATCACATACTGCTTGGGCTCGGTGCCGTAGATCAGCTGCCGATAGGGCACCATGTATTCGGGCCGCAGCGGCTCCAAATTGATCACATCGCCATTGACGTTGCGGGTGATCAGGGCATAGCCGTTGCCCCAGAGAAGATCGCTCGCGACCATGAACTGCCAAAAATCGGAGGGCGTCATCTCCGCATTCGGCGTCACGGCGAGGATCGAGTACAGCGGGTTGCTCACCGCGAGCTTGCCGAAGGACAGGCCCAGCGCCTCGCGCTGGTTGAGCGCGAAGGGCAGCGTCGAAATGGTATCCGCGATCAGCCATACGCAGGCCCAGGCCGCGTTGATCGAGAGGGCGGAGTTTGGCGAGATGACGCGGCCGGTGTCCGCTCGCGCGGCGTTGATGGGCGGCTTCGCCTGGCCGCCGGCGGCGACGGGATAGAACCCGCCGGCGAGGGAGCCCGCGCCATAATCGAAAAGGGAGTTGAAAAACTCGGCGGTCTTTCGCGCCGGCGCCGTCATCGCCTTGAACGGATTCAAGCGCGCACCGTATTTTTGAAGTAGTCAGAACCGTCGTCCTCTTCCGGCACCGCGGCGCAGCCGAAGCACATGAACAGCGCGCAGGCGCCGTCGATTTTATCGGGGCTTTTCAACTTGTTGGGCGCCACGTTCATGTTGACATCGTAGCGCGGCACGACGTTCGCCATGTGCCAGGTGAGCACCGGATCGCCGCCATGCCGAAGTTTGTCATTGAGGTAGGCCGTCTCGCAGAGCTTCATTGCGGGTGAGTAGGACTTCGGCCCCTGGATAAATTGCGTGAGACCGATCGGATCATCCGGCGTCGCGGCGGGCACTCCCTCCTCCACCAGATTGTTGATCAGCTGGCTCGCGTTCCACGGATCGTAGGCGATCATAGTGGGATCGAACCGGCGAATGTCGGCTAGCACGTCACGTTCCACCACATCGTAGTCGATGGTCGCCCCCTCAGTTTGGCTGACGAATCCGGCCTGCACCCATCCCGCATAGTTCACCGATTTTCGCTCCGTGCGGTGCGCCACGGCTTCGGAGGGTACCCAAAATCGGCCCCAGGTGTAATAGATTTCGTCGACGAGCCACAGAAGCCGCCAGGCCACCATATCGGTCGTGGAGGCCAAATCGAGCGCCGCCCAGCACTTCGCGCCGCCCAAATGATCGAGATCGAAGATGCCGGCGCAGCGGCGCCACTTGGTGAGATTGGTCCAGGACGTGGCCGAGCTACTTCGCCGATTCAGACGCTTGATCCGAAACTCGGCGAGCGTGCCCGGCATGTTCTTCGCCTCGATCGCGAGCTTGCGCGCCTCCTTCAAGATCAGCGGGTTCACATCCATGAGCGGGTTCGCCTTG